ACCCCACGAGCCATATATCCCATCCCTTGCTGATAGACACTTTCCATGGCGTAACTCGACTCGTACGGAGCCCAGATATTCCTATAGAACTTTTCCCAGAAAGGCACACCTGTGGTAAGTTCAAGTCCACATGTGCCGATTGCATAACGCCAGCGATTAAATTCTAGTTTATTGTCCCAGCTAAGGAGTGAAACACAGTCCTTACTACTCGCAGTGAAAGGATCGCGAACCATTCGCCATCCATTACCACAGAGCACAGGTTGGGTCTGGCAAAATTGGATGCGTTCAAAAACGTCGACCTCTGGCTCACGAGTTAGTTTAAAACCAAACTCAGTAAACCATTGATCCAATTTCGCCAATCTCCATGTTTCACTCTTTTCAATGATGACAACACAGTCATCACCATTGTTAGCTAAACGGGCTGTAACACCATGCTCTTCAAAGTATCCTAAGACAATTGAGCACATGATGATGCAGTTTCCTAAACCAGTATTTATATCACCGGACATTCGACAACCAGACACAGTGTAATTCACTGTACCATCGGCGGCCCTTCCGTAGCCTCTATTCTTCAACTGCCAAGATAGGTACTCCGCTAATTCGGGAGAGTTGAATTTCCTGTTATAGAATTCATGTTCAAACTTTAAAGCGTCAACAGACACATGTTGATCAAAACGCGAAGCGTCCAGTCCAACAGCGATTGGATGTTTAAAATTATCCCAACTCTCACGAAGAGTGGATGCTACCCCCTGGGCATTGAGTCCCTTTAGTATAACTGGATAACCAGCATACCGCTCAAATCCCCGAAACATTGCTTTCTCAAAACACTTCAGGTACCGACCAACCTCGACATTATATCGAGGAGACCTTGGCTGGATGACTCTAGGTGCGGGATCGCCCTTGGCTGAGAAGTTAATCTTCTCAGCCTTAACAAATGTAGCACAGAATGCGTCACTGCGTTGACAAGCCTTCATGGAAAGACTCTCGACAGCACGTTCATAAATTGCTCTCTTGCGACCGTTGTATAATAGAGGATATTCCTCCTTAGGGACAACGGTGGTCGAGGGAGTGCATTTAAGAACGCGATTCCTCAAAGAGGAAAGACGATCAAATACATTTGCGTTGGGCTTAATTACGTCTTGGAGTTCACCATTGACTGATGTGTATAAAACTCTTTCGACGACCCCCCTACATAAATTAACCAATGAATCATTGTGCACTCCATAACAGGCTCCAGCGCCATACGAGTTAAGAGTACGCAATGATCTTTCGGGTGTCTTCCCTATCTCCTTCCTGGCTGCTACACCCTTGACACCAAGGCGGTTAACCTTGGTATCAATGCCAGGAAGAACGACAGGGCACCCTCACAGGCGTGAGCCGGAACCACCGATCATGGATCGGCGGTCCTGCACACACCTGCGCATCTGGAGAGCAAGCTCCTCAGATGGAGTAGGCATAAAGCATAATTCAAGTGCAATAGGGAAATGGGAGATACTATGGGAAGGACGTAATCCTTTCTCACTAAACCATTCACGAATAAACTTGCTGAGCATTAGACGATTAGCTTTATTATCATTA